GACTAGCCTATACCGGCGGGCGATCTCACGACAACAGCGCACAGGTGGAGCGTGAGAGCCACGGGAACAGACGAAAACAAGACGGGGCGCAGGAACAAACGAGTGTCTGGAGCGTAAGCACAAACGGATTTCGCGGCGCACACTTCGCCGTGTTTCCAAGAAAAACTGATCGAGCCGTGCATTTTAGCGGGTTGCCCAGAGGGCGGCGTTGTCCTTGACCCATTTGCGGGCAGCGGCACGACGGGAGTGGTGGCCAAACGAATGGGACGCGGTTTCGTGGGATGCGAGATCAATCCCTCGTACGTAGAAATGGCCACAGGAAGAATAGCGGAGGTGGAGAGAAAGGACGGAGGTGAATGCGATGCGAAATCCGTGTAAGGACTGCATCTATTACCACAAAGAGAACAGGACTTGTCAGTCAAAAAAATGTGCTACTGGCGGCACCGGAAAAGTGTCTTGGGTTGATAGGCTGTTTTGTTCTCCATGCAAAAAGAACGGAGGTGTCAAGCGATAAGGATGACTGACATGGAACGCAAAAACCTTCTGCGCGGCGCTCAGCCGCTACGGCGCGCAGGCGCAGATCACGATGGTCTTTGAGGAGATGGCCGAGCTGACAGGACGTGCTGTGCAAATTCCTGCGCGGGCGTGTGGACGGTGACACGCTCGCCAACATCGCCGAGGAGATTGCCGACGTTGGTATCATGCTCGACCAGATGGCGATCGAGTTTGAGGTCGAGGACGCGGTGGCGGAGCAGCGGGCCTTTAAGGTCCGGCGGCTGTGGGATCGTCTTGATTAAGTGAAGAGCTACGAAGGGGGAAATCGTGTGAGGTTACTGGTGACGCTGGCGCTGGATGCGCCGGACGACGCGGATCCGCAGGGAATCAAGGAAAAAGTGGCGATGGACTTTGAAAAGTATGGCGGCGTGCGCGTGGTCAAGGTCGAGCGCGTGGAAGAGTATCAACAGATGACGATGGGGACAACTAAATGAAAAAGAAACGAATGATAGAGCTGCTGATGAGCATTGGATTCGACAGAAATGCCGCGGTAAGGGTGGCAGGCATGTGCAATGGGAGTACTTCGCACGTGCGGATTACGAACAGGTTATGTGTGGAATTTTTGCAGATTTACTACAAGCAGCTGGAAAAGATCGTTGTTGAGGGCGATATAACCGGAGAGGTCTCCGGCATGCTGGGGAGCCACCTGTATGGATGAGTACTGCATCGTGAGACAGCGGGCGGGGCGTTGGTCAAAGCCTTTGCGACGGATCAATCGTGCTTTTTGCGGAAGAATGGCGATTACATGGTCGTGAAGAATTGAGAGCGACCGAGAATTCAGGCAAATCAAATTGGAGGGAGACCGGGGATGAATGAGTATAAACAACTGACCTATAGAGAGAATGGCGCGTGGGGCTTGAAGGGCGCAAACCTTTTACAGTGCCCGCCACGCATCTATGGTGCGTGCGCTAAGCTGTGCGACATGGAGAAACTGTGCGTCGAGGTCGCGGAGGCGCGCGACGTCCACGCCACGCTCGACGCGCTGCAGGAGCTGATGGACAAAGGCCTCGGCGGTCGATTCGTCGATCTTCACGATATGTTAATAAATGGTGAGCCGGCATGAAAGATAATATTTTGAAAACTGTGCTGGTCGTTATGGTGCCGCGCGGGGTGTTTCCTCACACCGCAAAGGAACTGGAGGCGATGCGCGACTACGTTTGCGAGAGCATCATGAAGGGCGTGCTGGTGCTTGGCGTCGGTACGGAATTCGAGCTCGAAAAGTTCCCTGAATTAGACGATGTCCAAGTTCAGATCGCAGATGGGGCGCACTGTACCGCAGAAATGGTCGTGTCCGAATCGGATACGGCCGCTCCGCCAGAGGATGAAGAGAAACAGGAACAGGGACAGGGAAAACCGTCCGTCCTGCGCGAGCATAACCTCAAACAGCCAACAAAGCAGCCGCAGAAGAAAAAGGGGCGAGAACTGCTGATGACGCCGGGTGAGATCGTGACATCGTATCGACAGGCGGCGAACCCTGTTGCCCAGCTCCGCGTGCTGGCGGATCTGAACGTTTGCAGCAAGGATGATATCATCGAAGTCCTCGCCGCGCAGGGCGTCGAGGTGAAGAAAAAAGCGGGACGTCCCCGGAAGAAGGCATCGGATGGAACGTAGACGATTCATCAAACGGCTCATGGGGCTGGGGGTGTCGCGGAATGATGCCAGACGCCTGGCGGACTCCTGCGATGGCGATATGTCGCACCGCGACGTGCTCGCTCTCGTCCTCACCGCATGGTCTGTCACGATCTGCGGCGAGCGGCCGCGAGCTCTCCTGCCCGGCGAGACTGATGCGATGCTCCGATCTGCCATCACGACCGCGGCAATTGACGCCGCCTTTGGGCGCGTGACCGGGCAGCTCTCCGGATCGCTTGGGAGTTGTCGCCATGGATGAATATTGCATCGTAAAGCAGCGGGCGGGACCTTTGGTCAAGGTATTTTCGACGGATCGATCGTGCTTTTTGCGGAAGAATGGCGAGTGCATCGCTGTCGGTGCGGGCCGGCGATGAGCCGCACGACCGTCGACAAACTGGAGCTGCGGCTCGCGCTCTTTGAGTACGACGGTGTTTTCCACTCACTGACGTTTGCGCCGGAGAATCTACCGGAGAGCCGGAAAGACGTGCAGCAGATCTGGAACACCTACCTCAAGCGCCTTAAACGCTGGGGCAGCGGTAAGCCATTTGACTATGTTTACCGCATCGAGGGGCTGCATGACAGCCTACACATCCACGTCTTTCTACGCAATAGTGAGTATCCTGCGGTGCTCGTGCGGCGGCTGTGGGACTGGGGCGAGGCCGACGATGTGCCATATACAAAGAAAAAATCCTGCAAGAGGACGGCTATCGCAGGCTCGCCCGATACTTCACCAAGGAACGACCAGAAGTCGGACAGCATCCGTGGGGGCCATCGCGGACGCTGAAAGCAAAAGTGCCGTTGCCGGAGGTCCGCAGCAGCAAAACCGGCAGGATCTATGTGCCGCGTGATGACGATCATCTTACCGCTCGAACACAACGAGGCAAAGAGCGAGTGGGGGCTCTATTCGTACTCCAAGTATCTCGCATACTGAAAATAGTACTTTTATTTTAGATAATGATTTCTTATTCTTGAAACCTAATGAATATTTACGGACAAGCCGAAGAAAGTGGTGGAAAAGCATTGCAAACTGAGGTAAAAACTGCTAAACTTGACACAAAGAACGGATGGCTCCTCTGCCCGCGATGCGGACGAGGAAAAGTTCTTCGACTCAACCCCGACACCAGGGCACGGTCGTTGACCGTGTACTGCAAGATCTGCGGGAAAGAGTCCATCGTGAATATCGACGAGTGCCTGTGCCTGAGCGCCTGTGCCACATGATCCGCTGACAGCGGTCGTGTTGGTGCAGGCGTTTTTGTTTTGCCCGGAGGTGATAGCCCGATGGCCATGAAGCCGCTCCGACCCTGCCGTCATCCCGGCTGCTGCGTGCTGGTGCGCGACGGCTACTGCCCCGCCCATCAGCCGCGCGGCGACCGGCGCAGCGAGGAATCGAAGTCGTGGCGCTGGATGTATGCCACAGACGAGTGGCGTCTCGATCTGCGAGCGACGAGCTGCTGCGCGAGCCCGTTAGCCGAGAGTGAGCCCCGAGCGGTCTCCGAGTCAAGGCGACCGATGTTGACCCAAATCGTCGACCACAAGGGCGACTGGGAAAGATTCCGAGATCGGGACAACCTCGAAAGCCTATGCCACTCGTGCCACAGTCGAAAAACGGCGCGGGAATTGTACGAAAATCGCGCCGGAAAAACTCGCAGCCTGCCGCCGATGGGGCGGTAGGCTCGGACGCCCAGGCGCGTCGCTCTCGCGTTGCGCGTGGCATCCTTGCAGGCCTCCCCGACCCAGAAAAGTTTCGGCCGGGCCTTCCGGAAACCGCGCCCCACCCCACGCGGGAGACAAACTCCCCACGGGGAATGCAGCGGGAGCCGGAGAGCGTGGCGATGAGCCGGGGGCGGTGGCGGACGGCGTGGCGCTGCGGACGGTGATGAGCCGGGGGCGTGACTGCGGGTGCTGGTGGTGCTGGTGGTAGCTGGCTCGGGATGGGCTGGGCGGTGATGGGCCGGGGGCGGGAGCCCACGAGAGAAAAG